TGATGATCCACTTGTCCTCACCTAACTGGGTTTATAGCCAGCTAACAGTGAGTGGTCCGAGCCGGGCCCTGTCCTCGTAGGGATCACACCCTACAGGGGACTCGGGCAGTATGGGGTTGACATCGTTGTCGAACCACATGAGGGTGTGTCCAAGGCTGGACACACCCCAGCGACCTCGTCGCTCTGCCCAAGGGACGCGTACTCTTTGCCTGTGCAGGAGTAGATGATGGTAAAGGCGCAGCTCATCAGTTGGGACACTCTGTTCCCTAACATGAGCCGTAACCAGCGGTCGTTGTGACCGCTGATACCTCTTTGACCATCTCCTCTTGCCCTCGAAGAGTTGGAACGGAAACGCATAATGCGAATCGGGACCAACGTCGAGGAAAGGCCGGAGCTTTGGTGGAAGATTATCGTAGACCCATTGATACAAAGTCATCGAGGCAAAGTGCTTCGATAGGGAATTCAGTTCCCGGGCTTTATCAAGGGCTGCGAGTATCCCCTCCGAACTACGGTCTAAACCGGTAAGAGTGACTGGGGTAACGTCTTCCCCATCGTAAGCCTCAACTCCGCACGACTCCCTAAAGGGGTGCGTGCCAGAGAAGGTCTTCGATGGGTTGACTTTGAGACCCAGTCGCGTAAGCGTATCTACAACACGATCGTGTATAGCAGCGTGACAGATGATGTCATCGCCGAAGACAGACCATGTTGTAAACGCTCTCGACTCGGAACGGGCGGCCTCTTCGCAACACGCGGCATAGACAATGCTTTGAATGGGGAAGCACAATGCTGAACCCATCGTGGCAAACTTTGCCAGAGGGAGAACTCTGCCGTCAGGCAGTAGTACCTCTCTACACCTTGTCGCCCACAAGTGGCGCAACAAAGGGGTGCCGCGAAAGAGGCTTCGAACAACGGTCCAGGAAAGTCGGTCGCTCGCAGAGGATAGGTCGATGGTAGAGCAAGTGTGCTCATCCCACGGCCCGTTCCATTTGTAAGCGGATGCACTCGCAAGGAGTGCCAACCGACCGTTACGTGTCTGGTCCCTCAACGGTATCCTGCGCCTCAAATAGGCGTGCGAGCAGATGTAATCATAAAGAGTCCTCTGGACTCCCTTCTGATAAAACATCAGCGTCGCAGGTTCAGCACTGATAGTGCGATCCTTCAGAATCGTTTTGGGAACAACGATCAGGCGAGACCGGCGTACAAAACTCTGACTAGGGACATATGAAATGTCGCCATAGCAGTAGTTGAGTAGCGGGTCCGTTCCAATCGCCAGATACTTGTCAGCGAGGGATAAAGAACCCTCACCGACCGCTCCAGGACCATGCCCGAATGGGAGATCAGTCAACGAAATACGGGAGAACCAGGAGGTTACGATTTCTCGCAGACGCTCTAGTAGCTCCGTATCCACGTCAACGGACCTGATTTCAGCCTCTACGTCCTCGAATGCCTTGATGGCTTCGGAGGCACGGACGACAGATGTTGTCCGGAGCTTCATTGGGAAGCGTAGTAGCTGACGAATCTCCTTGACGTCGCCTGTTTCGTGGTTCACACGGACAGGTAATCTCAGGGGCGCAGTACCATGGGAATGGATAAACCACTCCCAGGCCTGATCGCATTCCTGAGCCAAATCCTCGAGCGGCACTTTTGAGAGATTGTGCCATACCCGAGGATCGACGGAAGGACCCACCAGTGCCCAGAGATAGCCAATGATTGGACTACCTAGGAGAGCGTTCCTCCGAAAGGAACTAGGAACACGCAACGTGTTCTTCTGCATAATCCACCTGTCTTTCTAGATTAGAGCACGTCCGTCTTCAGACGGAGCAGCTCAGAGATCTTGTCACT